TGATACTTCAGGTAATCCTGTAGCAGTTGCCACAGGAAATTCAGGACAAATTTTAACTTCAGCAGGAGTTGGAGCAGTTCCTAGTTTTCAAAACGCAGCAGGTGGTGGAAAAGTTCTTCAAGTAGTTACTGTTGCAAGTGCTGCAGAACAATCAACTAACAGTACATCTTTTACAAGTATGCTTTCACTTGCTATTACACCAGCTGCTACAAGCAGTAAGGTATTAGTATTATTAAGTACTGGGAGTATGTTTGCAGATGGTCCAAGTGCAAGATTGAGTGTGTTTAGAGGAAGTACTAATCTTGGCGATAGTTCAAATGGAGTTATGTCTACTAATGATAGTCAAATAAAATCTATTCAATACCAGGTTTTGGATAGTCCAAGTACATCTAGTGCAGTTACTTATCAAGCTAGGTTGAGAACAACTGATGGAAGTTATACGATGTACTTTAACGCTGGAACATCTCCAGGTAGAGGTGGTAATAAACAACCGGCACCAAACTATGGTTCAATGACTTTAATCGAAATAGGAGCATAATAATATGACAAATATATCAAGAGCAATAATTGCAATAAATGCAGATGCTAGGTTTAAAACTACAAATAATGATCCAGATAACATTGAATGGTTAGAAGGAACAACGCCAATATCTAATGCAAATATTCAAGCAAAAGTAGTTGAATTGACTAATGCTGAAACTGCTGAACTAGCAAAAAAAGCAACAGATAAAGCTAATGCAAAAGCAAAGTTAATTTCTGGTGAAACGCTTACTGCTGACGAAGCAGATACAATCGTTTTATAATAGAAAGTTTTTCTGTTTAGTAAAAATAATTATAAAGTTATTAAATCTGCGATTAGTAAAGAACTAGCAAGTTTTCTTTACGAGTATTTTTTTTTAAAAAGAAAAGTCGCTATAACTTTATTTGAAACTTCTTACATTCCACCTAATCATATTGATTGGGGTTTTTGGAATGATCCACAAGTTTTAAATACTTATTCTAGTTATGGAGATTTAGCTATGGAAACTTTGTTATTAAAAATAAAACCTTTATTAGAAAAAGAAACTCAATTAAAATTAGTTGAAACTTATTCATTTGCTAGACTCTATAAAAAAGGAGATATTCTTGAAAGACACAAGGATAGACCAAGTTGTGAAATATCAACTACTTTAAATTTAGGTGGTGATAGTTGGTCTATATTTTTGGAACCTTCTATAGAAGTTAATTTATCTCCTGGAGATATGTTGATTTATAGAGGTGCTTTATTAGATCATTGGAGAGAAGAATTTAAAGGCAATAGCTGCGGTCAAGTATTCTTACATTATAATGATGCCAGTAACCCTAATGCTAAAAAAAATAAATATGATGCTAGACCATTTATAGGTTTGCCACATTTTTTTAAAAATAAAACTGTATCAAATGAAAATAAATAAATTTTTTCCCACTATAATTGGTACAGCTACTAACGAAAATCATAACAGTATAGGTAAAAAACTTATTGATAAATGTTATTCTTTACAAAAAGAAATAAAATCTGGCGGTGAAAACTGGATGTCAAACAATACTTATAATACTTCTTACACTTATAACATCTGGAATGATGAGGATTTTAAAGTTTTAAATAACTGGGTATTAGAACAAGTTAAAGAATATTCCAAACAATTAAATTATATTTCTGAATACACTTGCGACAGTGCTTGGTTTAATATTTATAAAAAATTTGACTATCAAGAAAAACATGAACATTCTCCGTCAACTTTTTCTTGTATATATTACTTAAAAGGTGATCCAGAAACTTCAGCCAAAACCTGGTTTTATTCTAAAAATACAGATGGATTAGAACCACAAATTAACATTAAAAATATTGATACTGCATCAAATATTAATTGTCCGTCTGTACCTGGAGAACTAATAATTTTTAGATCAAATATAGAACATTCAGTTGAAAGACAAGAAACTGACAAGGAAAGAATATCTTTAGCTTACAATTTTAAAATTAAATAATGCTTTTTTCATTACCTTCTCAATCTAATAAACTAATTACTACTCAATTTGTTTCGGCAAAATTATTTGATGATAATTATATAGATAAGATAGTTAATGATTTATCTGATAATGACTGGCAAGACACATTAGTAAATAAAAATTCTAATGATGTTAAATCCGAAAATAGAATTTGCCAATCTCAAATACCAAAAAATTTACCTCTCGAAGAATTATTAAGAGCTGTAAAACAAGTTAATAATGAGTATTGGAAATTAAATATTTCACATATTGATCTAGCTTTTGATAGTCCACAAGTTTGCAAATATAATGAAGGTGGTTTATTTAATTGGCATATAGATACTACTAAAGATAAATCGACTAGAAAGTTAGCTTTTACTATGCAGCTTTCTGATCCTAAAGATTATGAAGGTGGGGATTTACAATTTTTTGATGGAGATAAAACAAGACTAAATACTGAATTAAGAAACAAAGGAACAATAATTATATTTCCTTCTTTTGTTTGGCATAGAATAACACCAATAACTAAAGGTACCAGATTAGCATTAGTAGGTTGGGTTCATGGGGATTGTATTAAATAGACCTGTGTTAGGTCTTTCAACTTGGTTCAAAGGCTTTACACTATCTAAAAAGTAAGATATATCCCTATAATAGAGATAGTAACCCACCATACCTACTGTCTACTTTATAAGGTTTTTATATGCTACAAAAATTAGGTTTTGCTCCAGGATTCAACAAACAAGTTACCGAAACAGGTGCTGAGGGTCAGTGGTTTGATGGGGATAACGTACGTTTTAGATACGGTTCACCAGAAAAAATAGGTGGTTGGAAACAATTAGGTAGCAATAAGTTAACAGGTGCCGCAAGATCCATACATAACTGGAATAATAATGTTGGACTAAAATATTCTGCAATTGGCACCAATAGAATTCTCTATGTTTTTTCAGATGGTCTTTACTATGATATCCATCCTATAAGAACTACAATTACTGGGGCAAATTTTACAAGTACAGCAGGGTCATCGACAGTCACAGTAACTGTTTCATCTGATCATGATTTATTAGATAACGATATAGTATTATTTGATGCTGTTTCTGGGTTATCTGGATCTACTTTTACAAACGCTACATTTGAAGACCAAAAATTTATGGTGACTTCTGTACCAAGCAGTAATATTTTTACAATTACAATGGCCACTAATGAAGCCGGCACACCTGTAACTAATGCTGGTTCGGCTTCTGTCTTATGTTATTTTAATGTAGGGCCTGCTACACAAGAATCAGGTTTTGGTTGGAGTTCGGGATTATTTGGCGGTGTAATAAATGGAGCCGCAACCAATACTCTTGCAACAGCTTTAACGAATACAACAACAACTAACATTGTTCTTGCTAGTTCAAACACGTTTCCGGCATCAGGGACCATAAGAATAGGGACAGAAGATATATCTTACACGGCCAATAACACAGGAACAAATACTTTAAGTGGTGGGGCTAGAAATGTAAACGGTACAACAGCAGCCACACATTCACAAAACGACGTTATTACAAATATTACAGATTTTAATGGATGGGGCGAAGCTTCATCAACCACACAGTTTACACTCGACCCTGGTTTATGGGTTCTTGATAATTTTGGTACAAAATTAATTGCTCTTATTTATAATGGTGAATGTTTTGAGTGGGATGCTACACCTGAAGATGCATTAACTACTCGAGCAACAATTATATCTGGAGCACCAACAGCATCGCGTCATATGATAGTATCAACTCCGGATAGACATTTAGTTTTTTTTGGAACAGAAACTACCATTGGAGATAAAACTACACAAGACGACATGTTTATAAGATTTTCGGACCAAGAAAATATTAATGAGTATACCATAAAAGCAGAAAATACAGCAGGTTCTCAAAGACTTGCCTCAGGATCTAAGATTATGTCTGCTATTAAAGGTAGGGATGCTCTTTATGTGTGGACCGATACAGCAATATTTTTAATGCAATTTGTAGGTCAACCATTTACTTTTGCATTTCAACAAGCAGGGACTAACTGTGGTTTAATTGGTAAAAATGCTTGTATTGAAGTTGATGGTTCAGCTTATTGGATGTCAGACAATGGTTTTTTTAATTACGATGGTCAGTTAAGATCCATGCCTTGTTTAGTAGAAGATTTTGTTTACTCTGTAGATCCTGGACTTGGAATTAATTCTGTAACTAAAGATTTAATTAACGCGGGTATCAATAATCTTTTTGGAGAAATAAACTGGTTTTATTGTTCGGCTAATGCTACTTCGGTCGATAGAGTGGTCACTTATAATTATGTGGATTCATCCACTGAAAGACCTATTTGGACAACAGGGTCTTTAAATAGATCTGCTTGGGTAGATTCTGCTGTATACGAAAAACCTCATGCAACACTCTATGACCCTGATGATGATGCTTCTTTTGATGTTACTGGAAATGTAGACGGAAGTAGTATATACTATCAACACGAAACAGGGACCGATCAAGTAAATTCTGGTAATGTTGTTACTGCTGTTAATGCTAACATTCTTTCCGGTGATTTTGATATTACTCAAAAAAGAAGTAACACAGGTCAAGCAGTAGGGACCCCTGATCTTAGAGGAGACGGTGAATATATGATGAGAATAAGTAGGTTTATACCAGATTTTATAGAACAAACAGGTGATACTGAAATTAGTTTTACAACAAGAAACTATCCCAATACCGCTGCAACAACTACAAATTTTACAGCAAGCGAAACTACAAATTTTAAAAGCACTAGACTTAGAGCTAGATCAATTGCATTAAAAGTATCTAATACAGGTTCTGGGAAAAACTGGAAACTTGGTACATTTAGATTAGATATTGCACCGGGAGGAATGAGATAATGGCTATAAGTTTTTACAATGCAGGAGACAATGCAATTTATGATTCAGGGAGTAAATTTGTTCCCCAAGAAAGATATAGATTAGGTTACACACCACCTGTTCAAGGTGGAGGACAAGACGCATCCACACCTTCGTTTGGTATACCTAATACAAATGCTTTTACAAATAGTGGTGGTGGTAGCGGAGCCTTACAAGCTGGAGACCCCATGATGAATTTTAAAAATTATTATAATTATACTGGTAACAAATATATGCAGAAGCAAGACACACCTAATCTAGACATGAACTATGATCAGAAATTACAATCTAATTTTATGGGTATGCCAAGTTATCAACAACAAGAATTAACAGGTCCAGATATGGGTGAGTATATTGGATCTAATACAAATATTCCTTTAGAACAAACTATGGCAGGTAAAATACAGTCTGGTGTACAAAGTGCAGGAAAGGGTATAAAAAATTTAATGGGAATGTTACCTACACCAAGTAATTTTTTAAATAAATTTGGTATACAAAATTTTAATTCTTTACCTGAAGCAGATCAGTTATTTATAAAAACAAATACTGGATACACGGGTCCTACTGTGTTTGGTGAAAATACTGGAGGAGGGAACGTTGATCCGTTTGGAATGAATGTTGAATCTTTATTTGGTAATTACGCTGAAGGTGTCAGAGAGAACGAAGCTCAGTTAACAAATACTCTAACAAAAGAGAGTAGAGCCAAAGATGGTGTAACTTTTAATGAAGTAACAGGTGAGTTTGAAAGTGATACATTAACAGATCAAGAGTTAGCAGCATATAATAAAAAAACTAACATGATAAGAAATAAATTTTTATTTAGAAGAGCTCAAATAAATCAACAGGAAAAAGATCAAAAAAATCTAGATGCAAGAAACGCTGCTGAAGCAGCATCGGCAGCAGCTGGTGGTAACAGAAGTGCACAGGATAGACAGAGACAGCAAGATGATGCTAGAGTGGCAAGAGCATACAGAGAAGACACAGGTGGGAGTGGTGGTTCTTATTCTACAGGTGAATCCGGCGTACAAAAAGGTGGTGGTTATAATGATCCATTTGATCCAGGTGGTGGAGAAAAAGATGGTGGTTTTATTGATGGCAGTAATAGAAGACCATTTGCACACGGAGGCTTAGCAAGTATTTTATAATGGCAAAAATTGTACAATTATTAACTAGAGCAGCAAAAGAATATGAGCAAACTAATATGCAATCATTGGTAAGAGACCTTGATGGTATTATAACAAAATTAAATTCTTCTTTCCAAGAAGAAGTAAAACAGGAGATAGAAGCTAAGAGTTTCTTTTTAGAATAATGGCAGTAGTAAACCAATATAAGTTTAAAGGTATAGATAACAATACAACTGGTAATGCTTTGGTTCCATTTGGAGCAGGCAATCCTTTAGTTAATGAAACTATAATTATTAAATCATTGCTTGTTACC